AACCAACAAGGTTGATACTAATAGTTTAGAATGGAATGATTATGTATTAGGACTATTATCTGATGATGAAAAAATAGATGGTAATCCTACTACTGATGGATTAAGACGAATTTTTGAAATTGCTCTAAATTGTACGGTGGTTGAATCTTTGAGTCAGGTTGTGCAGAGTCCTGATCCTAATAATGAGAAAAGAGCCACCGTGGTTCATACTATAGCGTATTATTTAAATATCGAGGGGTCAGACAAGGTCAATCTAAATATAAAGAAAATTGTGAGTGGAGCGGCAGATGTTTATTGGGGAAATTGTGACAAAATCTATCGCAATCATCCTGTAGCAGTGGCCGAAACACGAGCAGAAGGACGAGCACTAAGAAGAGGCTTAAAATTAAGAAAAGTGGTTGCTGCTGAAGAATTGGCCCAAAATATTGAGGATGATCCTGATGGTCATAGTGTTAATAAGATTAGTGAACAACAAATTAATTTTATTGATGTTATGGCTAAAAGAAGCAATATTAATATTAAACAATTATTGCTTGATTTATCATTAAATACAGCTAATATAAAAAGTATTAGTCACGATGCCGCTGTTGGCATCATACGAGAACTGTCAAAGTATCAACAAAGTTTAAATGATATTCCATCTAAATTAGTTGGTTATGATAATGAATGGAGATAATTATGAAAGTAAAGTATAAGGTTGGAGATAAATTAGAGTTTGAATTAGAGGGATCTGGACAAAAAGAAATTTTTAAAGAATTGGCACTAATTCAAGAAATCTTTGCCGAAGAAAAATGCGGATTGTGTGGTAGTACCAATCTTAGATTTGTTGTTCGTAATGTGGAAGGTAATGATTATTACGAATTAAGATGTTCTGATTGTGGAGCGATTTTAGCATTTGGTCAACATAAAAAGGGTGGAACGCTATTTCCAAAGCGTAAAGATGATGATGGTAATTATTTACCGAATAAGGGCTGGCACAAGTGGACTAAAGAAAAATAATGGTTAATGTTACTATTCAAAATGGTAAAGTTTTGATGAGAGATGACTTGGTTGGTACCGATACCAACTGTTGTTGTCATGTATGTTATGAAAAAGTTTTTTCGTTTTATAATGCCGCTTGGACAAATAGTGGGTGGTGGGAGCCATATCAGGCAGATGTTGTTCCTGGAGATCAGCCAGATGGAACATACGAGGTTATTGGAGACGAAGGAGTGATTTTTGGGTGTGTTGGAGAAAATGTAATACAAGATAGTATAAAAGTCGCAGGATCTGTGTGTTTCAACTCGTCAGAACCAGATAGAATATCGGGAGCAGCAATAGCTCAACAACAATGGTATTGGCGTTTTCGTATTGTAAATGACTGTTCTGAATGTGTAAGCACCGACGTTGTAACGGGTCCTGGAACATGCCAAACAGGAACTCAAGCACTAGCGTGTTATCTATTTACTGGTGTCATATGTAATGATCCTAAAGCTAATGAATGCTTAAATGCAGCAGGAATTAATTTGTGCTAGTATTAAGTTGCTCCGCATTCTGTAGTTTCAAACCATTGTAAGCAACCATCTTTTGCTCCAAGTATTAATGTTCCATCAGTTTTATAGCCTGGTAAAGATTGTAAACATTCAAGACCACACCAATCGCACGGCGGTGGTGGCGGTGTAGTTTCTGTTGGTGTTTCTGTGGTCTCTGTTGGTACTGTTGTTGTTGTTGTTGGCGTGGTGGTTGTGGTTGTTGTAGTTGTACATACGATTTCAGTACAAATATCATTAGGATCTTTGTATGCTCTATCGCTCTCTAATACAATATATCTATTATCATCATAATAAGCATATACAATATCACATTGACATAAATCTATACCTAAGAAATCATATACAGTAATTTCTGTATTTTCCATATGTAATTTTACATTTTCACCATTTGGTCCACTAATACTATAGTTTTCATAAAATCTAATAGGTTGTCCGGTATTAGCGCCAGCTTCTGGATTAATCAATTCGGCCTTAGCACTACCATTAGGAATTAGTTTTTCTTTTAATCTTGCTACAACAATTTTATTAGGAGAAGGACATGTCCAGACTCCTCGTTCTCTATCGAATCTTAAATCTATTGGTCCCACCGGCCATGTTTTAGGATTCTGTAACCAGTTTTGCATAAATTTATCAGTTAAATTTTCTTTTCTAAATTCTCCCTGTTGAGCATGGCCCCAACCATCAGCTTTATTAGGAATAGGCTTGCCAGATGTATCGTATCCCCATCCTTGTAAAACTAACGGACCTCTTAAGGCCGGAAATCTGAAGTTCTTAAACTGTTGACGTATAAATTCATCAGTATCTTTACTTTCTATATCATCAGACGCATCCTCAGGATTGGTATGAGTAATTTGATAATCAATATGATCTTGACCAAATATGATACTTGATATTACAAATCCTTTATCACTATTATTTATTCTATCATCCCAACCTTGTATTTTATCATCAGCATCACCAATAAGATTCTTAACAGATAACATAGGATTAAGATATCTTTGATTAATTTGTAATGAATAACAATATTTATCCTCTAACCCATTTTCTCCATCTATATGATTTAATTTAAAAGGTGGTATTTCGTCACGAGTTTTAGACGATATAGGTTGTCCATTACCATTTGATATATCACGATTTAGACCATCAGGATAATCATCAGATAAAGCATCCCATTCTACAAATTCTCCATTATGTTCACATCGTTTAGCAAACCGTGGTAGTCTGGCGGAATTTGTCCAATCGGCATTAGGTATTAATTTATCTCCACTAATTTCAAATTGATTGGGTGTGCTTTCATGATTGTCTGGATATTTATTATACTCTTTAACACGAGCATCCTTATTTACTCCTCTTAAAGATACTGGTAAATAAAATCCATCAAGACTCATGCCGCTCAACTGATGATATGTATTCTGCATATACTCTGTTGTATATGCTTTATCGGTTTCTGCGAATGAATATAGTCTAGACGGCGTAGTAAATTCGGCAGGATCCCAGGTTATTGGAGTGGGGGTTGTACAAATATATTTTCCGCATTCCGACATTTCCGGATAAGAAGTTGGTATAGTATTATATTCTTCTTGTTCTTTATAGTCATCCATGTCCAAACTAGGAGTTGGAGACGGATCAAAATAATAACCACTAAACATAACACTATTTGGAGTAGACTTGCGTAATATGTTTGGTCCAAAATATAAATTTTGGCCAGGAAATAATGTATTACCACCACGCTCACCATTAATCAGTCGTAATTTATAACTTTGATTAGTTTGATCAACTTGTTTTTCTAATGATTTTAGGTACTTGTTTAAGTACTGAGTATCTTTAATTGATGTTTTCCAAGCTTCTGTCAGATACTTTTCTGGTTTACCGAATCTTGGAGTATATGTGGCAAAATTATATGTTGTATTATATCCGCCAGAACCAAATTCAACATTGATATCTGTTAATAATGTTGGGCCTAGCTCATTAGCTTCATCATAGCACTCTTTATTATCCACCCAATGACCTAAACAATAACATGGTAATCCCGCTACAGTAATACGTCCCTTTTCTAATTTTTGTAAATCTCTTGGAGATGATGATGCTGTTGCTTTACCTATGTTCTCCATTTCGGTATAAGCATATCCTGCTGGTAAAGAATCTTGACCAGCTTGAATAAAATTCCACGGAGCTATATCTTCATCAAAAACAACATCAACACCACCAGCGTTAGCATCACCATAATAAAATGGTCCATATTTATACAAATTACTTTTAAATGGTATAGCAGCAGCTTCTGGTATTAAACAAAAACTATTAGTACCAGCAATATTTAATATGTTAGAGTCAGGTCTAGCCCCATGATAATTAGTATTATAACCAGTTAACTTGAAAAAGTATTGTAAAATTCCAACTCCGGCAACATTGAATGGCTGATTTAATAGTGATAAATAAATCTGACTAATATCTGTTTTAAAATTAGCAACAGCATTCAATAAGAGATCCATCATAACAAAACCTTGAGCACTAGAGTACCCCTTTAAAATCATTGGTACTTTATCTGCTAGTGTAATATGCGCCCAAGTTCCATTTTCATCCACATATAAAAGCTCAGATACTGAGCACGACATATATAAATATTGTATAGAAGGAAAGGCTTCGCTCTCGGCGGTAGCACCAATAGAAAAACTATCAGGATTTAATTTAGAAATATCAATTATGTAATTTTCACAATCGTCTTCCGTTTCTCCTCTGCTTCTTGAAAATTTTGGATATTTAATTTGTTCAAATAATCCTGAACATGGAGCGGTGGCTTCTACAGGCTTAGAATACGGTCCTATTCTAACAAATGATCCAACTTTACCATTTTCTGTTTGTATCCAATCTAAATTTTCTAATCCTATAATATTATCATCATATTTATCTGGAAAGCCTCCACTATTATCAATAATATCACTTAAAAAATATCCTTGTGCAGATCCGTCGCTATCTACAAAATATGGATATTCAAAATTTGGATAATCACCATCTTCATCTTTGATACAAATAGTATCTAATGGATAATTTGCTGTTCCTTCTGATTTTGGTACAGAATCACCTATTCTAACCAAAAACTGTCTTCCATAGTATGTATCATGAATATTTTTTAACCATTCATAACATAATACTAATTTTTCAACATCTTCTGCTCGTCTTAGAAATTTACAATCAAAACGATCTATAATACTAGTAATATAATACTCAATTCTCTTTTGCCAACCGGCGGTATTTGGGGCATTGCTGGTATTTTTTTGAGAAGCAGAATAAAACCCATGAGTATCACCATCCTTAAGACTCTGAAACATCTTAAAGCCATCGATTCTCATTTGTATTAAATCAATATTAGCACTCTTTAAACAATAAAATCCAAAACTTCTACCATTATTACTGCTATTATCATCTAGCTTATCTAATGGAATAGCTAATAATTCTCCTGTAAGCCATGTTATCCAAGACTCCCAAGATGCTGCCGCTAGTAACTCTACTTCTGTTAAATCAAATGTATTTGTTGGATTGTCTTCAGAATCAAATTTACCAAAATTATTTTTTAATACTCCAGCATCAACAAGAGTTTGTGCTGAATAGTCTGGTATTCTAAATCCAAGCTTAATATGATCTTCATTAATTTCTGAAGTATAGTATAATTTATTTAATTGTCCGGGTTTAGTTTTGCTTCCAAGTTGAGAATCAGGAGGAGGAGCAGATTCTCCAAAAAACATGCGTATACGAGCACACCCAGTAGGAGGAGTAAAAGGCACACATGGTGTTGTTTCTGTAGAACTCGTACTATCGCATTTACAATCGCTCATAATTTCCTAACATTCTGGATTTGTAATTGGGGTTGGTGTTATATAAAATGTTTCATATGCGCCAATACTAGCAGGATTATTCTTAATGGTACACATTGGTTGTAGTGAACATAACGCATCATAATCAATCAAAGATTCATCATATACATAATGAGGATACCATATGCCTAAAACATCTTCACACTGTTCTGCATTTGTGGCTTCGTCCTCTACGCTACCAAAAGCACAGCATACTCCAGATTCGATAAATTCTGTAGATTCTAACTCACACTTTAATTGATATTGATAATCTCTAACCGTAGTTAAATATGATAAATTATCACCAAATACTATTCTTTTGCTTTTACTTGATGATCCGGCCATTTCCTCACCATAATCTTTGCTAATAACAATATCTTTAGCTGTTAAATCTTCTATAAAATTAAATAATGATTTTTCTGTAGCTGGTCGTTTTTGATTAACAGGCAAAACTTCAAATTCATTATTATTATTAATATTTATGATAAAATCATAGCCAGATTCTTCTGTAGCCAGTGTTATAAGTTCTAAAACTGTTGATTCTGCTGTGGTGGTACGTAAATCGTCTGAAATTATATTAATTAATTTAGTAACATTAATTTTTAATCCAGCATTTGATATTGGTATAGAAATACAGTGATTATTAATAGCTTCTAGCGCTGCTTTTAATTTAACTCCTCTGGTACTATTAGATCCTGTCATCATGAAATCTTTGCATTGTCCACCATCTCCACACGTATTTTCTGCCACACTATCTTCTGAAGCTCCTACACTAATGGCATTATTTTTAAATTGTTTTGGAAGTTTAGCGTATGTACCATTCAATAAAACTGCTGTATTAGATAAAATTGTTCTACCATCAGTTAGTGTAACACGATATTTATATCCACTATTATCTTCAGTATATGTATGATTACTTAATATTCCTTTAAAACAAAAAGCACCCATATTAAATGTATATATATATCCTAATTTTCCTTCATATTTAGAGTTCTCATTACATTCTGGACAACTACAAGGATTATCGTCGCATGTTTGATCGCCATACCATACACCTCCAGCATTTTCGCAATCTTCTTCTCCTTCATATCCGGCACTACAACTTTGATCAGGCAAACAACATACTCCAACCGGCCCTTGGATAGTAGCTGGTGGACATTTATATTTTGGTAATACTATATCAACATTTAAAGATGATTCAGAAGGGCCGAAACCTATTTTACTACTAAATCCTGATACAAATCCACCTAAAAATTTAATATCTAAATTCTCAAATACTGTTTCGCAATCCAAACATTCTACAGAACCGCTCAAACACGGGGTCGGAGTTGATGAACAGCTATCAAAAGCCCCACTAGGATATCCGCATATAAAACAATCATCAATAGATGGTGTTGGGTTGCAATCCGGACACGGAGTAGGATCGCACAGCGGAGGATCGGCAGTTACTTGAAATGGATCTTGAAATTCTGACATAGTTTATAAATTTGAAAAATAGTTGTTATCGTTTTTAATTACTAATATAGTTTTAGTGATATTTTTATATTTAATATTATATTCACCAGGTATAATATTATGCAGTTGCTGAAAACCTTTCTTAAATGATCTATAAAAATTATTTGGTCCAAATAACTCAAAAGACGTATTGTGAGGGGTTAAATTAATAGTTAAATTACTATACTCGGGCGATGGCTTATCCAAAATATCTTTGCTTAATAAAGATGTTTGTGTTTGATTAGATAATAGTCTCCTATCTATCTTAATATGAAATGAGTCCTGATCTATAATATTACCATTAACACTAGTTATAGTAATTGGATTATCTTTATCATCCAAGAATGCTACTTTATATTGTCCTGCTGGTAAATAGCCAATATTAATTGTATCTTTAAATATAGATATATTATTTCCAAATAGTATACGACAATTATCTACACCTTCAATAGAAATATTACACGATCCTAAGGAATAGTTTCTATTAAAAAGTGGCCTAATATACAAATCTTGTAAACCATTACCAATAGTTGATAAAAGATTAATATTCTTAGTATCTAAAACATGTAAGATGGTATTATTAGTATTAGGCATATAATAACTATATTTATTTTCTTGTTTTAAAATATGTGTAAATATATTACGGTTATTATACATAGTTATAGCTAATGATGTATGATTAAAAGCATAATTAAAATTATTAGGTAAAATAAATAAACCATTTATAATTTTAGCAGTATATACTGGATCTAAATAATTTTTTAATTTAATTAGTTTATCGTCTATGAATATTTCATATGAAGCATTATACTCAATAGGAAATCCTGGTATCAAATAAAAATAATAGTATGGCTTATTATATAAATCAATAAGACCGCTATCTAGTCCCACCTTTTGTTTAATAGTCTTATTCTTATATAAAAATGATACTGTATCTGATGGTTTGATAAGATATTGTATTTGATATTTAGGAATCAATACAGTATTATATGTCTGATTAACTTTTACAAATTTAGGTGGATTTAAATTTGAATAATCTAGAGTAGTAGTATATTTTACATTAATCATTATGGACAAGAAGGTTTTACATAGGTCCTAGATAATTTATATGAAGTATTTCCTATTGTCTCAATATCATTAGTTTTAAACCAACAAGATATATCAATGTCTTGATCAGTAACAAGGTCTTGTAATTTTTTATCCGCACATTTTCTAAGTTGGTCGATAACTCCTTTTTTAATATCAAAACTGCAACTTTTACGATTCAATGTTGCGTCTATGCTAAGGTCATATTTTTCAGCAGAGTTGCAGCATAAATTTTGAATGAGTGGGCCTTTGCTGCCTCTACCTGGAATTATAATTTCAACAATATTATCATGTGGTTTATCATGTGTGATATTAACATCTAATCGTGTTGTTCCTAGTACTTCACAACTGGGAGAATTAGATAGAGTAAAAGAAAAATTAATTTCTCCATTAGAAATATTACGACCAATTTGAGAATTAATAATTCTCATATCACATAATTCCACCGGTGGTTCAGTTGGGCTGGTAGGAGTAACCTCACAAACGCCACTACCGCTACTAAAAGGACACTCATCTTCTATATATCCTTTTGGATATGGTTCTTTTTTAGCATAACAATTTGCTATATTGATTAATTCTTCTGGAACATTGATTTTGTTTAAAAAACTTTCTGCATTATTTATACGAGTACTAAACTCACAATCTGTAAAATCATTAGGATTTAATTGAATAATTTCATCAAAATTATTATCTACTAATCCTATTATATTACCACTAATGGTAATAGTTTCTTCATCTACTGTTATATTATGTTCAACATTAAGAGTAGTAAATACTTCAGGATTTAAACATCCGCTAGGTCTATATATAATTTCTCCACTAATATTAATACTATTATCAATAGGATTAATTTCTATATTTCTAAAATCTAAAAAAGAATCTCCACCAATATATTCATTAAAAGCACCAAGAATTTCATCGTCTGGTGGATCGTTAAAATTTTCAATATCGAATAACGATTTTGCGCCTGGAGGATTACTTGTTAGATCTGTTAATCTGGTTTGCAAATATTTTTCGGCAGCTGCCAAGCCGTATAGTTTATCGGATGTTTCCGTCGGCGATTCGCCGCTACATGGACAATCAACAATTCCCTCGACTCCTGCTGCACTAATGTTAAAATTAACTTTTATATGTCTATTACCAAAACCATCAATTTCGGGAGGATTAACTCCAGAGCATGGACTACCCCAATTAAATGTTTCATCATTAATACTCCAGGATAATGATTCTGATATATTTTTTAAAACATAATTATAATCTGTATCGCCATCTTCTGTATCAGGAATAACAATTCTATTATCACCACCATCAAATATATCATTATCTATTAATTCAATTTCTATAGTATATGGGGCAATATTAACCCATGTTGGCTGATTACCTTCGTTGACAGAAACAGAGACTATGCGACCATGACCATTAATTAATGTTGAAGAGCATTTGATTTCTACGCAAACACAACCCTTAGACTGTGCCAATTCTAATATTTGTTTTATGCCAGTGCCTGATCCAACACCATCTACAACACCATTAAAACTATTACCAACAATTGTACCATTAAGAGTTAATTTTAAAATGCCACCAATAACCTTTTCACCCACCCTATATTTTTCCACTGTTAAATTAACAAATGGAGATGGTATTAGTTGTATTCCTGCCACTGTAACAGATGCTCCCACATCTGGTGGTCCATTTTCAAAAATTGTGAATGTATCACATGTTGAATTAATAGTTGGCATAATATAATCCTTATTATGAATATTGTCTTATAAATGATCTTAATTGTTCACTAATAGTATCTTGAGCGATACGGCCAACCTGTTCTAAAAATCTATTATCAGAATTAGCGTCTCGTTCGATTGGTAAGCTATTATTAAAGTTTACATCAACTTGTCCCTTGGTTTCTTGAGAAATTTGAATCTTTCCGTCTTTAAATAGTGCTGATAATTGATTAACAGCATTCTTAAGATCATTAGTAGCTGGTGTTAAACTATTAACAGCAGTGGATAGTTGAGTAATGTTAGTATTATCTCCTGTAAGAGCAGATGCTAGTTGTGTGGCTGATGTGGAAAATCTTTCTGTAGCACGAGGATCTAGTGCTGCTGCTGGTATTGGTTGAGTGCGAGGATTAAATGCTGGAGCTGGTTGTGTTTGTTGAGCTTTATTAGATTCTTGAATAAGTCTTGAAATACGAGTAACAAGTTCAGTTAATTGTGGATTTAAAACTTGAAATTCTGGAGATAATTGTTTTTGTACTAAAAATCTTTGAAGCTCAACACCAATACCGTCTTTTCCTCCAAAGCCTCTACCTTCATTTTGTAGTCTGGTAAGCCTTTCATTTAAATTATTTATTTCCGTAGTATCAAATAAATTTTCTCTAACTATATTAAAATCATCAGCAGCTTGCAAAACAGATAAGTTTGCAATATCATTTACTATACTAGACATCGTCTTAATATCTTGAGCGCTAGTAACTTTAGGGGTGGGACGACCCTGTACTGTAGACTGTGTTAATTGTGTAAGCTCACCGACTAATTGTGCTGATGTTTTTAATGCTTTGATCCAATCATCTATAGTTTTAATACTTTCTTGTATTCTATTATCTCTGGCTTTTTCTAATTCATTAGTTTGTATATTAGTAGCAGCTCTTTGTTGAGATCTAGCCCCGAATAGTGATGCTAATAAGTCAGGAGACAATCCTTGAAGAGCAAATTGCGACAATACTCTATTAACAGATGTCTTTTCGTCAGGCGTAGCAAACTGCTTGGCCTGTATACCCAAACCACTTATGATTCTATCAACCATAGTATTTTGTTGTTCGGTTGAAAACATTCTCATTAAAGAACTATCTAATGCTCTAAAAGCTTGAGCCTCACTAAATCTTCCACCTCCAGCTACTGCCATAACAGCTTCAAATTCTGCTCTTAATTGCAATTGTTGTGCTGGATCTCGTGATTTTTTTAATATATCAATTAGTACTTCGCGTTGTGTTTTAAATTGATCTCTTTGTTTAGCAATAGCTTCAAATACCAGATTAACTTGTTCTCCGCCATCTGCTATTTTTTCTATTACATTAGTTAATGTTTGTAATTCACTAATATTTTTTCTAAGCTCTTCACTTTGTTTACCAGTTAATTTATTGGTTTGATCTTGTTGTTGTAAATCTTGTATTCTGGCGCCTATTCTTTGTCTTTCGGCATTAATATCTAATAGATTAGTTGTTCCTCCGGCTGGCAACTGACCAATACCGGCAGTCTGTTGTCTAATTCCAGCATTAAAAACATCAAGTCTATCAGCTAATGGGACCTCTATATCAAATATTTCTCTAAATTGTATACTAGCTTTTTTATCGCTTTCAATACGCTGTAATGTTTTTTGTCTAATTTGATTTTCTAGTTCAATAGTTTGTTTTTGTTGTTCAGATAAAGACTTAAGGCCTTTAGCATAAATATCTAAAGCATCAATCACAAATTTTATACTTCGTTGGCCACTTTGAAATGTAGCGTCTAATACTTTATTAGTACTTGCTAATTCTTTTAGTGTTTTTGGAGCATTTGATTGAGCTAATGAGTTATTTAGATTCGCCCCAACTTCTGTTAAGATAGTATCAATAGTTTTTCTAGCCTCCGGTCCTGTCCCAATAGATGCTTCTAGTGCTTTGCCTAAAGTATCTTTTAATAGAACATCTAAATTACCAGCAACACCAGACTCTGCTAATTTATTTAGTACTATTCCCATCTGCTTTTCTAGTGTTTGAGCCGCCTCTACTTGTTTTGTTAATTGTCCACCAAGATCTCCTGGTAAATTAGCATTTTGAGTAAACTTACGCATCACATCAACTACTTCTTGATTACTAGAACCCATTAAATTTTGTAGTGTTTGAATATCTCTGGATGGTCCTCTGCTCATATCTATATTCGGTTGTCCAAGTAACAAATTTGTTCTACTATCAAGATCTTCAAAACTATTGGTAAGAGTAGTTAATGATTTTTCATATAATGCTGATGTTCTTGTAAAAATATTATCTAAATTAACTAAACTAACTTGAACTCTATTAGCTGCGTCGGCAACTAATCTGGACATTAAAATTTCTTTATTTTTACTAGCATTATATGTAGAAGCTAGTCTTCTTAATTCATTTTGATCATTTTTAACTAATTCATTTACCTTCTTTTCTGCTTGTTCTCTTTCCATCCCCCCTTTTTCAATTAAATATGATACGGCATCAGATTTGGTTGCTACATCTTGAAGCTCTTTAACAATCTTCTGGAATGCAGTCTCTAATCCTGTACCCATTAATTTATTTTCTATATCAGCAACAGTTTCGTTTGGAGATATACCGATACCAATTTCTTGTGCTCTTGGTATTAATCTTTGTCTAAATCTTAAGTCTAGTGCGCTAGTACTTGGTAATCTAGATAATTCATTTTGAATAGTCTCTTGTGGATTAGCGCTACTTCTGGCCCTATCCACAATACCTTGAAACTGTGGTAAAATATTTTCAACAAAATTTTTATTGCCAAGATTATAAGCATTACTATTTTTTACAGTTTCATCTAGAGCTTTATTAAGACGTTCGAATTGTTCATTGCTGCTCTTAAGTTTAGTATTAAAAAATCCCCATAGTTCTATACCAGTACTAATAATTCCTATAAGACCTCCGATAACTGGAATAGCTTTACCAAATGTTCCTAATAATTTAGTACCTACACTCAATGGGGCCATTACACCAACCGTTTTTTGACTTAATGAGACGGCTAAAGCAGCTTTGGAAGATGCGGCATTTAAAGCTGTCATTGCTGTAACAGTAGTTAGAGCTATCATATTGACACTTTGCATAGTGTCACCAAAATTTTTCAAATTTTCTAATTTATCAATATTATCTTTGCTATTTCTAACACTAATATCTAATTCAGTAAATGCCTTTTCTAGTCTTTTTGATGCTTCTAGTCTTAATTCTTCAGTTGGAGCATTAGCAATATCTTGTAAATTAGTTTCAAATTTATTAATCGCTGATGTATTTGCTAATAATGCTTTTTCTAGTGCTTTAGCTGATGAATCTGTTATACCTCCAGCTATAGCTGATGTTAAACCTCCTCCTATTTGAGCAGCTCGCACTGTGCCTTGTGATGCACCAACGGCTTGTAGAGCAATTGTAGAACTTAAAATTGTGCTACTGGCTTCTCTAATAGCTCCACCTAATGCTGTACCAAATTGGCCAGCTGTTCCTTCTAATTTACTAAAAGTATCTGCTAGTCTTTGTACTTGTGGTAATAATACACTAGCGAGCGCCGCTCCTATAACAGCAGGATCTGTAGCTACGGCACCGCCAGCAGCATATCCAACAATGCCACCTTTATTAAAACCTTGAACTTTATCGGCTTTATTTAGTCTATTAAGATTTCCATATCCTATTCTTTGTGCTGATTTTTTATTAAATACGAATTCACCAGGAGTTAATAATGCTGGGATCGTATCTTCAACAGATCCTCCTTTCGCAAACCCCTCACGTTCTAATACTGATATGGCAGATGGTGCCTTTTTTAAGTTTTCTGTTAATTTATCAGCTTTTGTTCTTTTATTAATATTAAATCCAAAAGGAACTAAAATATCATTAATTGTACTTTGATCACCAATATTATTTTTAATTCTTTTTATTAATCTCTGAGCAAGAGAGGATGCACTCATAGCTTGTGGTGTTGGTAGAGGTTCTAATGCTTCTGTAAATTTATTACCAGCAATTGCTTGTACAAATCTATTAATTTGTCCAACAAAGTCTGAAATACCCTTACCGCTACCAGCAATAGTACGAGTAGCATCTGTTGGTATATTATCTGGAAATGATCCAAATAATTTAGAAGCACTTCCGAGACCAAAAGGAAAATCCATAGATTTAATAGATTCTATCTTATCAATATATGGAGCACCAACCATTTGTAATGCGGATTCGAACACGCTACCAACAGCACTACTTAGTACGGCCCCTCCTAATATTTGTTGCTGTAATGTCTTATTGGTTGTGCTACCGCCAATTTGTGATGAAAACGCACCAGCTGTTTTTACAATGGTTTTTTTAAGATTATTTTCTATATCAGATCCTATCTGTTGTTCAAAACCTGCTTTTCCTTGTAAGAACCCGACATGAATCCTAGCTGTTGATCCATTACTAAGTTTACGCAATTCTGTTCTATTAGCAGAAGATTTTGTACCAGACCTCAGACCAACCATACCAAAATTATAAATTTTACTCTTTGGATTCATACCAAAAGGATCTAACATATTTTGTGTCAAAAAGTTTTCATAACTATTAGAATCTATAATTTTTTTCTGTAATTTTTTGCTTATTCCTCCCTGGGCAAATCTTTGAACGGCTCCACCGCGATTCATTTGAGCAAGATTTTCTGCACCAATAGATTCTACAGCTTTTTTACGAATCACAAATTCGCCAGGAGTAAGATTGGCTCTGAAAGTATCACTATTACCACGACCAGGAACAAGACCACCACTAGCAAATCCACGAGCTGGTCTATTTAATAGTAAACTATTAGTATTTACAATATTTTGATTTAAAGATAGAACGCTAGTATTAAGAGTTGCTAATGTCTGATTTATAGCATTAGTTGCTGCTGTATTTAATGATAGCGCTGATGTTAGTGGTTGATTGCCTCCGGGGCCACCTCCTGAACCGCCACCTCCGCCTCCGATTGGTCCACCACCAGCACCTCCGCCACCTCTATTAAACGCAAGACCAAAACCTCCTAGAAATTGATTTATACCACCTCCAACTTTAATGGCACCAAATGTTAATAGAAGTGGTAATAATGGTTTGAGCGCTCTTCCAAGATCAATTAATGCGTTAGTTAAAAATAGCGTAGAGTTTACAATTGCTTTAAATGACTGACTATCGCCTATTTCTCTAACTAAGGCTAGAAAATTTTCTCTAGTTTTTGCAAACTGTACAGCCAAACTTTGTTGAGCGGTTTGTACGTCTCTACTTAGTGATCCTGAACCTTTTTGTGCGACATTGAGTGCATCTTGTGCAACGGCGAATTGTTGAATAAGTGGAATTACTTTACCAATTTGTCTAAAACCACCCAACTCTTCTGAGATTCTGGCAAAGTCGGCACTTCGTGGATCAATTCTGCTTAGTCCATCGCTAAGTCTTCTTACAGCTTCATAAGGACCAACGAACTTGCCCTCAAGATCTCTAAGTTCCACACCATACTGTTTTAATAGCTCTATTGTTGAGCTTCTTTGAATTCTAGTAAAAATAGTTCTTAAACCAGTAGCAATAGTTTCTGCACTTTCACGAGTTGTTTGACGAATACTAGTAAAAATAGCAACGAACTCATTAAGGGCGTCGGTGCCTTCGCTAACTCCTCTACTAGCACTTGCAAACACGCCACCAGTACGCTGAATAGCAGAAATAATATCTCCAGCTTCTACGGCGAATGATGCTGCCACAGCATTAATACTACCTAGAGCAGACTCTAATTCAGAAGCTTGCAATCCAAACTGTCGAATAGCAGCAATGGCCCCTTCTGTAGTATCAGAGATATTTTCAAAAGATGGGGCTAATGATGATTTGGCTAGGGCTTCAAGAGCAACTCTAGTATCTTCAGCACTCAAACCAGCCTGAGCTAAAGTTGATGCAACAGTGATCAAATCGCTAGATGCCACACCTATTGTTGTAGACAGTCTAGTTATTTCGTTGCTAATGCCTTTTAAATCAGACACTGACTTATCAGTAACTTGTGATAATCTAACAATTTCTTTATTGAAAACCAAAAATTCTTTATACGCATTAGTAATAGCATTAGTAATGCCGAAAATAACACCAGTAACACTACTAAAAGCAGCAAATCTTTTTATAGCTAATCCTGACTGCTTACCAAATTCTTCAATAGCAGTTCGGGCTTGATTGGCAGACTTTGCCGCATTTGATGTTGCTTTGCTTACATTAGCAGCGGCGTTAGAAGCATTTTTACTGGCGGTAGCAGCATTATTAAAAGATGATGCTAAACTTAATAATTGAGTATTTAAACTACCAACACTTTTTTGAGCGCTTTTAGTAGCAGAATCTAATTTTTTGATTTCTGCTGTAATTTTTTTAACGTTACTGGCTGCTGCTGGATCCAACTTGAATTTAAGTTCTGGCTTAATAGCTCCAATATCTTTTTTAATTTTAGATACAATGGGTCTTAAGTTATAAGGCCCCTGCATATTAATTCTTGCTGTTAGATTAAAAGCTTGAGCCATTATTTAGTCTCCATATACACAAAAATCCCCAATGAGTTTATCATAGGGGATAATTGTATATTATTATTAAGCAAGAAATTATGCGGGTTTGTCTTCGGTAGAGTTATCATTAATTGGATTTCCATTGTCATCTAAAAATGGTTGAAATTCTACTAGAAAATCTCCACTTTCGTCTACTAAATTACCATCTTTGTCAATAAACTTTCCTTCTTCATTAATAAATCTACCATTTTGATCAATAAGTCTTCCGCTTGCATCTATTAATCTACCCTTATTATCTACTAATTCTAAATTATCATTAACAAATTTATATTTGAGCAAAAATTTATTTTCTGGTAATTTCTTTTCAAAATCACTATCCAATCCATACATTATAGATGCTAGTTTTTGTGCAGCTATAAATGATACCGGATCAGAAGCCCTATTTAAATAGTCTTCATAATTTTTAAAATACTTATTACCATTATTTTTATACACCACACAAGCTGATACTAGATAATTAAAGCGAGCATTATCAGCCTGTCCTTCTGCCGTATGAGAATCCAAATTAGTTTTGACCGCAATTAAATCTCTCAATTCATTTCTAAGCTGTTGAATAGAGATGGCCAAATTTTTTGCATCCTTTAATGAAATACCACCCTTGGCTAGCTTTTTCTCATTGTCAAAGATTTCTTTTTGCAAGGTCTTGAATTGGTTTTCTTTCTTGTCATCCCACAACCCTTGATCTTTTAATAAATCATCTAATTTAGCTCTAACTATCGAACCAGATTTTACAGCATCTGAGAATGATTGGTTATAGATTTTTTGTGATTCTCTTTGATCTGCTAAAGTAGCGGCCTTGATATCTAATTCAACTTCCTTATTGTCAACTGTAATTTTGAATGATGTTTCCATTATTAGCTCCTGTCTTTATTTTTAATAGTAAAATGATAGTTATATGTATATTTATCTTGTTGATGAAAAAAATATCTTAAATCGTCCGCAGCTAATCTAATTTGATTATTTCCATGATTTAATAATTCTAATCGTAAATTTTCCCATTTGTCTGCAAATAATTTTTGTGTTTCATTATCTGGATCGTCTCCATGATTCCATAGATAGCCTAACGAATCTTCGATACGAGATAATGCGCCTATCATTATAGTACGCATTCTGGTCTCAATATCCTTAATAGCTTTGTCTTGATATTTATTCATAATTTATTTTGTCCTTGCGGCCATTAGTTGTTGTTTAATTTCTCTTTTAACATGTGGCAAATCTGTCCAATTAACTTTTCCTTCTTTTTGAGTAATTTCTATCATTTCTTTAATATCTTTATTTGTTTGGGTATCATTTAATCCATAAATTTCTTGTCGCTCATCAGAATTATTAGTTAATAAGAATACTTCTCCTGCTCTTTTTTTATCTAAACTGAACTTATCACTGATTTGTTGTTTCTTTTTTTCTGTTTCATTTTTATGATTTTGATATAAGATCCAGCCATCTAAAGCATCATCATCCATCATAATCTCATCCGATGGAGCTTCCATATGTTCTCTTATAGAATCCAATACTTTACTAAAATTTACTAATGATCGTTGCTCGTCTGTCCAATCTTTAACAGTTCCTGGAAAAATACTTTCTTTGCTAACATTCCAATAAGATTTCCATAATTCGCTTCTAACTATTTGTTTAATAGTTGATGTATCCAAGACATGTTTATGAATTTCATATAGTATTTTTTCTAAAAATATATAATTAATATTTTCAAAACTATCGTCTTTAAATACTCTATGACCATCAATATCATATACCATATTAGTAATTAGATATTGATTCTTTATATTCTGAGCATAATACTCTAATGTCAAGTAATCAAAATAATATTTTTTATTATGTAAGTCGCTGATATGATTATTAATATTAGAAATTAATTGTTTAATAGATGCTCTAACTTCGCTATTATAAAAATTTTTATATAACTCTATCTTAGTTTTTTCTAAATCTTTAACTATACTATTTAACTTATTCTCTAGATCCTTATTCCAAATACCATATATGTGTAATAGGTGCTGTATTTGGTTATCAGATATCCATGAATTAATATCGTACTTATGCTCATCAATAGTATTCAAATACATATTGTGAGCTTGCTGTTTAATATTAATATCTGGAGATATAATTTTATATTTAATATTATCAATAGATATATAATAATATCCATTAATAATTCTATATAATAAATTTTCTAAATCCACTATCCATTGTCCTAATAATTATTTACTTACGGAATATAAGTAATACCGAATGTATTGAATGCCAGATATGTATAAGTTTCTGTTACAAGGCCACCACCGGTGTCACCACCGCCGTAACTAACGCTCTGTAAACTGCAACCGCTCCCAAGATCAAATTGATAAACTTCTTCACTACTCTCTTGATCATCAGGATCATTTAGTCTGCAAATTTGTAAGAAAATTGGTTCTTTATCAATAACAGGATGTCCACATTCTGGAACAATTGACTCATTGAAATCTGGACCAACTAATGAATCTGCGGCATCTCCGTCTGGAGTGGTATCAAATGCCACAGTAATTTCTAATGGGAAATTAACATAGCGATGATATGGCTGATATTGTCCAAGACAAAACATTTTTTCTCTACCAAGATCAGCACTGATAGTAATATTAGTAATGCATTTACCTTGTACTCCACTAGGAATTGTTGATCCAGCAATATTGAAATTTTGACGGCGTAATATTTTAGTGTCAGGGTCTGCATTTGGAGGAGCGTCTAGACCATCAGCATCTGTAGTTTTATTACTTGATAAAAATGTTAGTTCTTCGGTAAAATTACCATCTACTGGAAAAGTATAATTTAGCGAACTTAAATAACAGCCAGTCATTTTAATTGCTGCTGTTGGAACAGCATCAATAGCAGCCTGTGTTTCCTCATCAACATGAAGAACAATGTCTGGTCTATGGTTGGCTTTTTCTACTAATGTACCAGCATTGGCACCTATTGTTCTATTCCAAATTAATGGGCGACCATCAAGAGCTTTATTGATTGTAATTTCTACTTCGGGATCTGTTGAATAGTTATCATAAATGTCCAAGCGGCCTAACTGGAAAATCTGTTCTAGATTATAATTAGTATTAAGAGATACGCTTTGAGCGCCATCAATAGTATAAGTATTGGCATCTACAACAGCATTATCGCCATCTACAACGTTAGTTACGCCCACAGCTTGACTAGCATAAAAAATTCTCTTGGACATATTAATTCTCCAGTAAAATATGGTTGGTTATAAACTAATACACCATTTAATTCTGAATATCAAAAATTATCTCTACTGTTAGCTTTACGCTAGATTCTGCAAAAAATGGACTAAATGACTGAACATCACTAGCAAAAATATCTATTAATCTAGCACTATTCCAATAATAAACCTTACACTCTAATAATTTATCATATTTTAATGCGTTTGGATTTAGTGTTCCGTCTATTAAAAACGGCTGAACTCCGTATTTAATAACCAGATTAGTATCATACATCCTTATTACTTTATCTTGTTGTAATCTTAAAATATCTATAATTTTATTACGATCAGCCATAGTTTCTGATACTATATGAAGCAGCAATTCTTGTTTCATAACAAGAGATTTATCTCCCAACTGCCAAGGCTTGGATAGTCCTCTTGAAACTGTTTCAATAATAATTGCTGGTAATTGTACTCTATTATTACTTAATATACTAAAATCGCCCTTATTTAATTGCTTGAAGTGTTCACTGTTCGCATCGGTTTGATATTGTAATTGTCTCCACCATTGAGCATTATCATAATTATAAATTTGTAACCACCGATAGCTATATTCCATTTCCACTTTGCTATTTAGTGGTATAGCAGTATTGAATACTATTCTGCTATTAATATAGTCAACTTTATATGCGTAGGTTCCAACAGTATTTAAAGGATAAAAAGTATTATTAATGTAAATACCAGTAATAAGATTTGGAGATATTGATTGAATATACTCTTCTGGACAAGGAGTTGCTTCTAAAATTGAAACAGGGCAGGGTGTCGATGGAGTTATAACAATATCTGGTTCTATACATTTACTATAAGAAATATCATCTTCCCATATCCAATCTTTTCTCATAGTTTGCCAAACTTGACCATTATTAAAATTAGGATCATTCGTTGGTTTTAGTAATGAAAGAGGATTTCCGTATATATTTTGATCGGGTTTTGCAACATTAATAAATCCTCCAATATTTAAGAATCCCCAATCTAGAAAACTTTTAATATTATTTTCAATCTGTGACATTAATAAATGTTGTCCAATATTATCAACGCCACTAAATTTTTCATTTCCTAAATTATAACTCATTTCATCGCCTCTTTTAAAATATTATTAATTTCACTATCAACAGAGTCTATGGCTCGTGTTATCCAATTGTTATTTTGTGTGCCAGCAAATTCTGGAGGAACACTCCACTTGCCTTTTTGTACTCCTCTCATGATAGCTCGTCCGGTACGAGATCTTGGATTAACCCCAAATTCTACAACATAGTCTTTAATAATAGTTTGATTGCCAAATAATAATAACCATTCCAACCAATTTAAATCTACTCCTTTTTCTGTTGTTAATACGGCAGCAGACGAATTAATAACATCGGAATAATCCCCACTAATCATATTAATACTAAAACCACCAGATATTTTATTATTATTAATTGATACGCTTTTATAGTCTGTATTAATTTTTTTCCAAAAGTTTATAATAGATGATAGTCTACTATCGCTATCTGGTAAACCAAATTCATATTTTAAATCACCAGATAATAACGAATTATACTCAGGACTATTTTTAATAGCATCAATTATAGTATTAATAATTTTAGGTTTAACTCGATTAAAAATATTTTGTAAATACTTATTTAGTTCTGGTTTTAATGCTCTTAGTATTTTACCTTCAATTTCATTAGTATTTTCAACAATAAATACTCTGCTATTAAGATTACTCATTACTGTACACTTTGCCAAGTAGTAACTATAAAACTATTATCTCCAAAACCCATTGGTATAGGATCTCTGTATCTAATATATTTATTTAAACTTAAATCTGTAATATTAGTATCTATAATAATATATGATGCATTTTTAATATTGGCATAATGTGATATATTGCATAGAGATTGTATTTTACCATCTACGAAATTTACGCTTTCTAATTCTAGAGGAGCCATACCAAAAAATGCGGGTTTGATAATACCAAGATATAGCTCTTTTTCATTAGAAAAGCTAAGACTTCCAACACCGGCGCAATAGGGACAAATTTGTCCATCTATAAAAGGTATAGGTCCACCGGGTTCGTATCTGTTGGTGGATCTTCTGCTAATTGAATCATAAATACAATTTGGACAATCTTGTAGTTTGGTATTTTCAAATACTAATTTACAAGGTACTGTTAATGCAGTATCTTCTAATAAGGCATTTATCATGTCCTTAAATGTTTGTTTATGGGCCGATGTAATAATACCAGTAAATATACTCATATTTTTATTTGATTAATAAAATTGATTATTTTTAAATCTACTATGATTAGAATCTGAATTATTAAGATTCTGAGGATCAAAATTATTTCCAACAAAAGGACTAAATATTGCTCTAATAGCTGTAGCATTACCAATATTATGATCTAGTACTAATTGTTCGTATAGCTTGCACGGACCCATATTTAAAATATCTCTATACCCAGCAAGTGTACCATTAACACTTAAACTAGCAGGCCCTAAAGCTGCTCTAAGGCCTTCTCCGGCCGCCTTGGTTCTAAATGTACTTTGATCTAATAGACAGGCCGCTTTAAGAGATACCAGACCAATAAAGTCTATATCTCTAACTTCTGGATCGCTAGGATCTGGACTTATGGTGGTTGCTACAACATTAGTTGTATAAGTATTATCAAAATTAACTTCCATAATAACATACTGAGCAGCAATTACAGTTAATTGTATTAATCTATCATCGCTATAGGTTGGAGATGTAGATAAGTCATTAATTAAATTTCTAATAATTAATGGTATTTCGGTTTCCCAGTACATAATGAACCTTTCTAAAAAGAGCCATAAGTATATTACACCTAAAAAAAAAGGCCAGCCCAAAGGCCAGCCTTTTCTTTTTCAGTTAATCAAAACTTGATATTAGAGAGAGCCAAGTAGTACTCTGCGGTTGTCGAGAACAGCAAAGCCTTGTTCAGCCCAGCCGTAGAAGCCTGCTCTCTTCTGACGATGTAGTGTATCGTCTTCGAAGATTTGAACTTGCTCACGAACTGGCATTATGAAACTATCTCTCTTGCGTAGATCAAGACCAACTACTAGTTCAACGTCGCCTTCTGGAAGAGTGGCTGATAGAACGTTGTCATAGAATAGTTGATATTCTTGACCTTCACCAAGTTCGTCACGATCATGGAGGTTGACGCCGAATACTCTGTTTAGAGTACCATCAGCAGCAACATAGATCTCACGACGAGTGATTTCGTCTACTTGATCAACGCCCCAGTTGCGAATGTCTTCCATAGCTTCTGGTGAAACGTAAAGATCTGTAAGTAGACCACGATTATTACTAGCACTATTACCGCCACCATTGCGACGCATAACAGTCTTCATTAGACTAACTAGACGCTTGGTGAATTGACCGCTATCGGCATCGCTGTCGAATACTACGATATTGCGATCAACGCCAGCAGCTAGTAGTGTGTGCCAGCCGTCATCATTCATCTTCTTAACAAATTGAGCTTCCATAACTTCCATAGCACGACCAACAACGTCCCAGCGGGCGTCACGGGCATACTTTAGGAGGTAGTCAATTGAGGCGCCAATGTCATAGGTTGGAACCATGACGTAATCGCCTTCAACATGACGCTCTGGAATGTAACCATGATTAGGAATTGTGTAGGCCACAAAGTCCTTCTCGGTACCAGGAGCAAGGAAATCTAATGGAAATTCAGGAGTAGCACTTTGAGCCAATACGATTGGTTCGAAAATGTTATCAAGAATATCGCCATTTAGAATACCTTGACGAAGTGGTAATTCTAGGGCTTTTGCAAATTCTGCATTTGCGGCTAAAGCCTCTTCTTTATTCAGTGAACCTGAACGAACAAGAAGATCTGTAAGTTCTGGTGTTGGTTTAAAGGTCTGATTATTAGATGACATTTTTTTTCTCCATTAAATTTGATTACTGAATGTTAACTGAGACTTTAGCGAAACCATCAGCATCCTTACCACTAAGGAATGTGCCGATTTTGACAGCGTTTGTTGATGTTGTTGATACTGTGCCACTTGGGCCAACATAAGCAGAATCACCAGCAGATGGACTACCATCAACTAGGTCAGTTGTAACTTGGCCAACTCTTAGAAGAGTAACCTTGCCACCAACTTGAACTTCGTCTTTGTGCCAGTTGATATGCTGTCTTGTTAGATCAAGATTTACAACATCATTTAGTAGTACGCCTGCTGGAACGTTGCCAGAAGCAGCTGCTGCATAAGCAACTACAGCATCAGCATCGTCCATTGATACGCCTACACCACCTGTTACGAAAGAAACTACGCCGCCTCTTTCAGCTGTTGTATTCATGAAAAAAGAGATATCTGTTAAATGTTCAATACGATCTGGTTTAAGAGCCATTGTTATTCTCCCTTATTAAGTTTTTTACCGAGTCTGTTGCAAACAAAGTCTACGAGAGCTGCACGAGTTGAATCAACTTCTGGAACTTCTTCGCCGCCAACAACGGGAACAATTTCTTCAGTTGTTTCTACATTTTCAAGAGCCTCGGTAATGTCATTGGTTTCTTCAACTTCATCAGCCTTGGCCATCTTATCTTCTTTTTTCTTTTTGGTCTTGAGCATGTCTGTCATTGCAGCAAATGTTTCATCGTCAACATTTTCAAACTTCTCAAGTACGTTATCAAGATTATCATCTTCATAACCGTTCTCAATGAGAGCAGCTTTGCGCATCATTTTCTTTTCTTTCTTCATATAGCCTGCAACTGCTTCATTAGCTTGATTAAGCTTTGTTTCTAGTTCGACTATTGAAGCTTCCATCTTTTTCATTTTTTCTTCATAGTCTTTCATCTTTTTAGCAGCTTCTTCCTTTTCGGTTACAAGCTGATCTTTTTCGCTAGTTAGACTATTCAATGTTTCTGCATGAGCATTCTTCATAGTTTCGATTTCGGTCTTGAGTTCTGTTACTGCTAATTCAGCAGCCTTTGTGGCTTCTGAGCAGTCAGCAACAGTATTTTCAGCTTGTTCACTCATTGTATTATTCTCCGTTTGTTCGGTTGACTGAAAAATAGTTACACCTGATTTTGTAAAATCGTCATTTTTTTCTAAAAATTTAAATTCGTCTTTACTAAATATTATACTATCTGGATTTGCTGGTCTGTCTACATAGCCCTTACCACTAAATGTAATATTTCGTAAAACTCTACCAATTTTATAGTTTTCGTGCTCTCCCATACCACCATATGCTCTAAGATATTTAGTTAAATATGCTGTATTATTATCACGAGATAAAACTTTATATTCTCCAGTATCTTTATTAATTAATCCATAATCAAAACCCTTGAAAAAGCATTCCATGCTCACGTATTTCAAGCCATTCTCAATCTCTGCTATGAGCTTGTTGGTTCTTTCTTGGAGTTCAGGTTTGGTATAAGATTTATAGATTACGGCTCCGGTCAAAATATGATACTTTTCTGGTAAATTCTCTATTGGTGTATTTTCGTCAATTAAAATGCCATCTTGTGTAACAGGATAGTTTGATACTATATGGCCAATAATTAAACCTTCATCATGTTCTAGATTTGTAGGTTTGTGTTCTGGACTATGGCGAGCGGCCCATACTTCATTTTTATCGAAAATATCGTCATTTTTATTCCAATTGCTACTTACTAAAATAGACTGAGTGTAATATAAATCACTGTCGTTGACAGAAGCTAAAGCCTTAAAAGTTTTAGATTTTAGCTCTTTACTGCATGGTTCTATTGCAGATGCGTATGATATGCTGGCGGATGTCTGAATTTTTTCAGCTATACCATCATCGTATTCTTGTTGAAATATTTGCATTTTATAACTCCAGTATAATACTAACTATACACCGCTGAATAAAATGATGACTTAATTAATTTATTTTCTTCACTAGTAATTGTGCGATTTAATTCGTTACTAATTTGTTTGATCCAGTAATTTAAACTATTAAATTTGGAGATAATATCTGTATGATTAATTTGACTTATAGCCTTATTTATATTAATCTCATTAATAGAACTATTAATTTCTAGTCCTAATAAAATTTTAGTTTTAAAATCATCTAGTTCTTTACTTTCTTTAGCAGATAGTTTTCTAAGGTTATCTTTATTATAAAATTCTAATAACATAGGATTGACAATTTCGCTGATCTTGTCTTGAGCTTCATTTGCCCATATGGCTAAAGACGCTCCTGTTCTTGGGGCGAAATCTCTTTCTTTTCTTTGTTGTGAATCTTTACTATTTTTTGGGCGACCTTCTCCGGATATTCCAATGGGAGAACTAGATCCAGGATTTCCACCAATTTTTGGAGCCGTCGGAAACTTAGCTTTCATTTCTAGTCCAGTAATTTCTCCTCGTTTTTTAGGATCTAATTCTAATCCTACTTGACTTGGTGTTACGATTCCAAGCTGTAAAGCAATCTTCTTAAGATTATTTTCAAAATTAGCATCATAATAAGGACCAGCTTTAGGTACCATACGTTCAGCATCTCTATCTCTATTTTCTCTATTAAGGCGATATTTTTCCATATTCGGATCAATGCCGAATTTCATTTGGATCAGTTCATCGCTAATTAAGTTTCTATCTGCAAGTTGTACTAGGAGTGCTTTTTCAGCATCTTCATTGCTAAGATCCATTCTGTCGAATTCAATTTTTGCTGGATATTTAAATCCCATAGCCTTTTGTACCAACTCTAATTCTTTTTCCCAAAAATTAACTAGTACATCACGCCCATATTGCAGTCGTTGAGTGAGTGTTTTTAGACTTATAAAGTTATTGGTTGTTCCGGATGCTCCGAACGTTCCTGTTAATGTTGGTGGAATTCCAAGTCCAGCATATACGCTATTAAGATGAGGAGTATATTTTCCTTCACCTAAAAAGTTATGAACATTAGTATTGCTTTCAATAAGTTCGATATCTGGACCCCAAACGAGATCCATAGTTCCGCCTCCAACGTTATTGCCCAAAATTGCTGACAGTTTGGCTGCTGCTGCTTTGGTTGGGGCGATCTTGTGCTCAAGACTACCCAATTTGAAAATTCTGATATTAGAAACAGCTCCATCAAGAGCACACATATCAGCTAATTTTAGTTTTTCTAAGATTGTTATATCATCCATGATAGCGTATATCATCGGGTATGCCCATACTTGCCAATCATCTTTTTTATAATGAAAAACTAAAACCTTGTCGGGATTTAATACGTATGGCTTTTTTGTTTTCGCTGCTTCCAAAATATCTTGAGGTAACTGATTTACAATATTTTTTTCCGCATCATTCTTAGGAGCGTTAATAGTACGTCTAAGCGAAGACGGTAATGTAACTCCATATATTTTTTTCTGAGCAAATGATGATAAAGATCCACCAAGAACATCGACATATACAGGATCTATAAATGTATACTTCCAAGGAATTTCTTTTTTATCAATATCAACATCATCATATTCTGGATTGATAATATCTGCCGTAGCCGTAGCTCTATACATTCTATCAATAGTTTTTGTACTAATTTTAGCTGTTTGTTTACTAACTACTATATTTGCTGTACGATATAAATTATTTAGAAATCTTTCACTGCGATCTCTACCATTAACTTTCTTAAACCATGCCTTATAAAAACGTTCTATTCTTTTATTTGGGTGAACAACTCTGATGCCCTGAGAAGCAAAATCACCCATCAAGTCAATAACATTCTTTACTAGTCCTACTCTTTGATAAATTTCATCTGCTCTACGAATAATATTTTTAACTTTGTTAGGAACAGCTTCTTCTGGACGGAATGAATAGTAGTCAGACTTTGTGAGTCCTGGTCTACCATCAACATTAGAATCAAGACCAGAAAAGTCTAATCTGGTTCGACGAGCTGTAGATTTACCAATACCATTATATTCGGCTAATGATTGTGATGATACTTGTAGGGCGTCTTTTTTGCTTTGTAAATCTTCACCCCAAGTAACATAGGCTTCTTCGTTTGATAGTAACTCGTTTTCGATAGCTTCACTTTTTGGATAATTTTTAGCCATAATAACTCTATTTATATTGTAATTGTATTGTAATTATATTACACCATTAATTCCTATAAATGCCACCATATATGTCAGCATTGGCTGAAGATGTAAACCATTCTGGACCTTTGTACATCTCGTTATCTTTTTTATTGGATGTTGGCATCTGTTTGAGATTGCCACCAATAATATTGTAGTCTGGAGAGGCTAATGTGCGATTGATTTGTCTTGCTAACATATTTGCAATTATTAAAGCACTATAACGGTCTTTTCTTAATCGGCCCTTTTTACCACTAGCACTTTTAACTTCTGGAGTATCCCATCTGTCTCGTCCTCCAAATCCGCTACTAGTATGACGCATTACTATAGTTGTAAGTTCATTTTTAAGTTCTTCTATTTCTAATATGCATTCGCTCAAAGTATCATATATTGGATTTAGATCAGCATCTATAATTTTTCTACCTTCTTCTTCTATGGCCAAGCCTAAAGTTAAATTATCGAATCTTGGAAATAATATAGCCTTGTCTTCTAGATCTTTTCTTAATCCATGATTGGCTTGTGCTGTCCAATCTGCTTTGGCAAATTGCACCAACTCTAGTATGTGCAATCCTGGTTGAGCGTCTGTATCTTTAGCTTTATCATAATTTATGATAGGCCAAATTAATTTCTCTCCAGATTTTAATTTATCTGGATCATGTAATGCTTCTTCAATAGCCACACCTCCACCCTGAGCATCCATACCTATTTTTAGAGGAGTAAATGTTTCCATTAAACTACGAATTTTTCTAGCACAAAAACCATAAAAATCATGATCTTCTACTAGTCCTGTCTTTTGTCTTTCTTTAAAATTACTTCTATTAGTAGTCCAACAATATACAATTCTATTATGATCTGGATGTAATTCTAAAATAACTATACTAAAATTATCTTGTTCGCTAGCAGGATCGATACCGTAAATATATTGTTTGGATGGATCACCCTTGATTCGAGTATCAAAAACTACCTTATTACTGTTTGGTAGTATAATTTCTTTATTGTCTCCTGTAACACAACTTTCTATCAAGCTTCTTTTAAAGAACCCATCACTATCTGCTGTAAAACATGCGGCATATTCCATGTTATATATACCGCTATGGATAGTAGCTTTAGCACGAGCCACCTGTTTATCATCCATAAAACCAACAGGAATTAATTCGTATGGAATTCTAATAATACTATAGTCTTTCCAATTAAAATTATCAGGAACTTCCCCATTAAATATTTCTTCTAATTTCCTCTGATCTCCTTGGCTTTCAATAATAGATTTATATCTTCTCCAATAACTAGCAAAATGTTTGAAAGCATAATCAGCTGTTCCGCTAATAATTGCTTGATTACCCATTTTAGTTTCTAGGCTTTCAAGTTCTTCATTCCATATGCCAGCTTCTTTCATGGCTTTTTTCTTAGCTTGTTCTTTAACGTTTTGAATTGGACTAGCGCTAACTGCTGCGAACCCTGATACTACTGTTTCGTAAATATCAGGACTAATAGATGCAAATTCGTCAGCAATAATAATATGGGCGCGCAAACCTCTGATTTTGCTACCATCACCCATAGGAATAGCCACCGCCCAACTTTCACCTAATCTAATGGTACATCTGTCTACATCTCGTCTTGGACCATCATCATTACCATTAAAAATACTTCTTAAAATTGAACTATTACGCCAAATAGTTTCCATATATTCAAAGATAATTTTACTTTGTCTAAAAGCCGCACCTACGATAACAATTTTAGTTCCTGGATTAAATATGCATCTTAATACAGCATATAACGCTAGAAGAAACGACTTACCCCAGCCACGACTAGCAATATACATTGGAAACGGACGTATCCAAAACTCTTGCAATATAGCAATTTGAATAGGATGAAGTTCTATATCAAATAATAATTTACAAGTCATACCGAAATATTTAGGATCGCGCATCAACTTAATTAAATGTAAATCAGGATTTTCTATATCAATTTTTTGTCTACGAATCATGTGATTATCTGAGATCTCTATTTTTGATAGATCTCCAAGATTCAACCACGCATCTTCGAACATATGTTTATTCTTGATTTGGGACATACTTATCGTAAACTCTTTTCATAATGGATAGTGCTGTTTTTTCTGCCCAATGAGGAGATCCGCAAAATATGACATGTATATTATGATATATCGATAATTCTGTAACAAATTTCATAATAAATGCTGGAGAGATTTTGATATGTTTCCATAGTTTCTGTGGAATATCCGAACCAACAGGATAGTTCATCATCTGATCATAATTGCATTCGATAAGAATATATGCGTGTTTATATTTGCTCATACGTTCTATAACGTCCTTAAATCTTTTTTCTGTCATATTATTAGCAAGTTCTGCTATTCCATTTTTTCTCTCTATGCAAAGTAGATCCTCTAGTCCTTCTATACTATAATCTCCAGTATCTAATTTTTTATTAGCTTTAGCATGATAGGGAAATTCCCACGGATGCTGTTCTCTGGTGTCAACTATAATAGTAAAATTATCACTCATTTTTTACTCGCTACAATTCTCATAAAAGTGGGAGCAAATACTTCTTCTTGACCCTTAATCGCATCATGATGATATCTACACAATGTTACGCCATTATCTACTACAAATCGTAGTCCTGGAAAATCAGCCCAATTTTTTATATGGTGAGCATTTAGTTTATATTTTAGATTACAGTTTGGCCATTGGCACTTAAAATGATCTCTTTCATAAACACTAGTTCTCCATTGTATATATTTTGGATCTTTAAAATTACGTTTCATCAGATACACTTTCAGGAGTTAAAAATGGTTTATCTAGTGTCTTATCAGCATACGAATGATATTGTTGAAGATCTTTAATGGCTTTTTGAGTAGCCATACTGATAATTTCCATCTCTCGTCCTTCTCTCTCTCTTATTTCTTCATCTTCAAGCATACGTATAAGGCCTAACCAACTGCTTTTGCCATCTTCGATTCTTTTAATACGTTGCTCTCTGGTAGCTTTGAGATCTTTACTAATTTTTTGTTGTTCACCTAATAATTTGGTATATTCATTTGTATAATTAGCAATACTATTACGAGCAAAACTAAGCTGTGTTTCTAAATTAGCCAATTTGGGAATATCTCTTTGATCTTCTGGTTTTTCATATTCGGCATCTACTAGACGCTGTAATTTTTCTGTTTCTGCAATATGACGCTTGCGTTCTTTCATAGAACGATTAATTAAAATATCTATTGTAATAAATTGTTTAATTTGTAGTTCTTCTGCTGGTAAAACATCTTCTCTAAACTGTCTTAGTAGATTAATCCAAATGTTTTCAAAGTATTCTAATTCGCCACTATCATTATCAAACTGTTTAACTATTTCACTCCAGAAAGTTTTACTATGTAATTTATTCTTTAAATATTCTTCATCGTTAACAATGGTATCGTCTTCTAATAATCTATTCTCGATGATATATCTTTTAATGGGGGCGGTATTACGATTTAGTTGATCGGCAATAGTATCTATAGTTAATGATTTAACATTATCTCGTATAAATTTTTCTTCATCTAAACTTAATTGTCCACGTTTTTTACTCATAATTATGATCTTTTAAAATTGATTGGATATGTTTTTGCAGTTGAACCAACTCGTTTTTAGTTACTTTTATGCCGCCCTTAACCTTTAAATAAGTTTCTCTATATTTTGTATGAATATTATCCTCAATAATTTTTAATATTTCGTTATTAGATATATTGTCTAATAAATTATTTTCTGATTGATGTTCTGAGGTTTCTATATCAACAGGCTTCATTAGATTTTTTTTGGTGTTGTTTCGTTCTATCCATTGGGAATAAATGGAGCAATTGTCCTTATTGGTATATTTAGCACACTGATTGGAACTTTTTTTATAATCAGGATCAAAAAATGGACAACCTACACAAACATTATCAGGGCGATAGTAGTTGTCTCTTTTAAAATTAAATAAACGATTTCTTACGTGGGTCCACAAAAAGTTTTCTAGTGGGCGTTTGTGATCATAATTTTCTAATCCTTCAAGAGCAAACATGGCGGCTTGCTGTTTCATATCATCAATTTCATGATATCCAAATTTAAATTTATAGATTAGTTTTTTACTTATATTATCAACGGCCTCTAAAAAATCTTTTTCTGTAATTTTTTTTCTGGTAAAAATATCATTCTTTTTTGGTTTTGTCATTATCGTCTTCTAATAATTCCTCTATGGTTTTATTATCAACATTCTGAGCAGCTAGATCCTTTTCTATATTTAGATCTTCTGAAGCTGTGACTTTTAGTGTGGAATCTACAAAATGATCAATTTTATTCATATTTCACCTTGCATTGATATTAATCTGGTCTAATATACATTATAGTTCTTTTTTACACTAAGTAAAGGAAAAGGGTGATTATATGAGTCGTAATTATAAAAAGTGGACCCAAACAGACATTCAGTTTATATTAGACAATCAAAATATGCTGGATAAGGATGTTGCTGTGAAACTCAGTGAAATAACTGGTCAAAGTATATCAGCAAGCATGGTTAGACGTCAAAGACGCAAGAGTGGTATTGCCAAAAGAAGAGGGCGTCCAAAGAAGGTTGCATCAGTATGATTACGGAACAGGAATATTTAAAGTCATTAACTAAACTACAGGAAAGGGAAAAATTATCATTATTAGCTAGTGAGAATGGTAAAAAATTTTTAGAAGAATATAAGAAGGCACTAGAAACTGCCAAAAAAGATAATAAACAAATTTTCTTATTATTTTATATGGTTGGTTGTGATGGATGTAATGTTATTAAATATTTACTAGATAACAATGATAGTATTAAAAATATATTATCTAATTATATAGTGCTATATTATAATGCTACTCAAACCAGAAGCTCTTTGGTACAAAAATATAATATATATTCTTATCCGGCCTGTTTGATTATTAATGATTCTGAAAAAGTAATTAAGCAGAAGTTGGGGATTAAAGTGTTTGATGATCCGTCTGTGGATTTTTTAGCTTGGTTAAATAGTTAATTTTTAATTATTATGGTATTGGATTCAATATCATATTAAATTCACAATCTGGCTCAACCAATTCTTCATTTTCATCATAGTATGGATTAAAAGCATTAGCAAACCATCCTGCAAATACTGTAGCCACATCAGTAACAATATCGTACGGATTAAGTGGAGGGTTAGGAATATTTACTCCAGCACTAAAAATTGTAGTTGTTCCATTGATAACATTAGCACTACTAAATGTTAGAGTCATACTTGTGGATGAAATACTTCTATTAACCTGTAATTCATAAAAAACTTCCCCATATCCTGCTATAATTTGACTTCCTGTTGCTTGATTATTAAAATTACCATTAATATCAAAAGCTGCTGTAATAATTAGTGTTGAATTTAAAATACTATTAATATAGTTAGCTAGTGCTAAAGCGTCCGGATTATTAACAGCTGGTCCAGATGTTGGAAATTGACATCCCTCTATTTTAAATTTTAGTTCGTCACAGTTTAATACTGGTTCAGGGGTGCTGGTTGGAACACAGTCTGCTGGATCAACTTCTGAATCTACTATGGATCCTAAAGGAACAGGATCTGTGCATCCTACAGCAACACAGCTGGCAAATATTAAATATGACTCATCAGTATCTGCATCTTCTGCTACTAAAAATATCATGGTAACACCATTATGACATCCTTCTTCGCTATTGCAGTTTAATAAAAATAGAGCATCATTAATTTCGTCATTAATATTAGGAATATTTATAGTAAAAGATGCTGATCTTTCTCCTGCTGTGTATGGTACGAAGCCGTCAACAGGAGTACTCTGACTAGTACAATTATTATAATTGTTCATATCAAATTCTTCACCAACATACATTCCTTCTGGAGTAATAATTTTAGGAATAAAATTTGTGCGACAGCATCTGTGTCCACCGGCGCATGATACTTGTCTCAAACCTATATCTGGAACATTAACTTCTCTAATAGTATCAAGATAAAATGCATATCCTTTAATGGTTGTTTTAAGATTTGGTGGAATAGTAATAATTACTGGTTCTACAGGAATGCATTTTGGAGGAGATACACATAAGCCAGTGATATGGTCAACTACTGCACAAGATCCACATTCATTACTAGATAATTTTAAATCTTTAACTAGGCCGAATGTATTATTTTTAGGATAAGATAATAATTCATTAAAAAATGATGTATATGAACTATTACCATAATTTATAATGGAAGATAGTCTTTGATTACATAATGGATAATTCGCGCTTTCTGGATATCCACTATCAAACTGCCCATTAGAAAAATCATATTTATTACTACGTAAAGCTTGCGGAGTTAATGTTAATCGTACATTTCTAGATGTATTATATGTTATTCCAAATGGAATATTAATATTATCATAAAGATCAGATAGTATTTTTTTAGAATAAGTATAACGAGACGATGCTAAAATAGTTTCTTTATCATAATTTGTATTAAAAAGCGGCTTAATAGTATGATCTATATGATTAGCTTGTTTATTAGAATCAGGAGTAAATAACATAATTTGACCTTAAAAAATTTAATAAATAGATACACCACTAAAATACAATTAGATTAGCACGACGGTGGTGGGTTGGGAACGAATGTTCCAGCAGTACCTCCGTCATTACAGGCGCTATCGGTAAAGGTTGCTGTACCACCAACATTGCCTCTATTTTTAGAAGTATCTGAGAATGTTGCGTCAGTAGCAACCGATCCTGTTGTTTCATTAATACTTGAATCAGTAAATAGGGCATGTTCCATATATCCATAATTTTTACTACTATCATGGAATGTTACTGTACTATGAGAGAAATACATTGTACTAGATTGTCTTGTTGATGTATTATAAAAATCTCCACTTCCATTAAATATAAAATTAGAACCCATGCTTGAAGTATCATAAAATATTACATTTCCGGTAACAGTACCTTCTGTTGCTGATGAATTATCATAAAATTCTGCATTTCCAGTTATAGTGGATCTATCAACATTTGAGCCTGTTCTGAACTTAACTGGAGAAGCTGATATTGTGATATCCGCATCTTGTAAAAAGCCTCCATTAATAAATTCACAAGTTTCTGATGCTTGTATCTGAATGGGGCTAGAGCAACTGTCGCCAGCAAATACATGTCCACCGTCACATAATAAATTAGCGCATGATAATGATACTCCTAAAGTACCACTAGTATTGATTGTTACATTATTCAATACGATACTATTAGAAGAAAAATAATCGTTTGGTATTTTACTGACATTGCCAGCAATTAGCACATTGTCACCATTCGCCGGTAAGGCGGATGCGGGACTTAATCCTGATGAATCTTCCCAATTATTTAAATTTGTCCATTCGGTATCAGTAGTACCAACAAATTTATAAGCTCCACTGGGTTGAGGATCTCGCCAAGCTTGACCATCACCATTAGAACCTGTCATTAGATTTAAACATGGTTGAGGCTCACAAACAGCATCTCCATTTTCATTAACTCGTACGGCACACTCTCCTTGAGGAACCCAACCATAACCTGAATTAAAGGGGTGAGCTGGATATCTATCGTTAACTCCAGAACATAATACTATAGTACCGTCCCATTCGTCAATAGTATCCCATGTTTCTCCATCACATAATACTTGAAGATCAAAATTTTTGGATCCCACAGTACCATAGAATAGTGGAGTGAATGGGTTGGGTAAATCATTTAAATATCCAAAAGTATTATCATAACTTATAATTCCACTACCATAAATATAATTATCTTGATCAGTAATTCTCCAAACATTATAATTTGGACAATTACCAATATTATCACATTCTTCACAAGTTCCACATTCATATGGTCCACCAACTTGCTCCCAACCTTCTCCTGGGTCTGTTTCGGAGCATGTTCTGGTTACGCAATCACCTCCTTGTTCAAAACAATATACTGGCGCCGGAGGATCGCATGGATCATCAGAGCAAGAACTTTCACATTCTCCAATGGTAGCATATGGCCCACTATCTTGAGTCCATCCATCGCCAGATGGAGTAGATGTAGCACATTGTCTAACCACACAATCTTGATCTGGACAGTTGGGTTGATCAATTTTTGAAAAGCAATAATACGGAGGATCGCAAGGATCGTCGGCACAATCTGGACATGATCCTATGTATGGACCTCCAACCTGAGTCCAACCAGTTTCTCCAATAGGAGATTGTGCTGCACAGGTACGTATTATACAATCTTTAAAACCATCATACATTGATATTGTCTTTTCAAAACAATATACTGACGATGGTGGAGGAGGCGGTTCACAAGGTACTGCGGAAGATTCTGTATCACAGTCTATAGTTCCTATTGGCTTTTTACCAAAAGATCCTGGAACTACACAACTAGAAAATAATAATACTTTTTCATTGGTTGTTGTTTCGCCAACCAAGAAAACCATTGTTACTCCATTATGACATCTGCTAAGTGTACAATCTAAATAAAATGATAATGATGTTAATACTGATGGATCATTCAATACAAATTGAAAAGTATCTGATCTATCATAAGGACTAACTCTTGTAAATCCTGGAGCTGGTATTTGTCCACTACTGCCTCCATAAAAATAAATATTATTCATACTAATATTTCTATTAGCAACTATAATATTGTTATTATCATCAACTAATATTGGTTTAAATATTGTTGAATTGCATGTATGACCACCCCAACAGGTAGGATTTCGGTCTCCTATTCCTGGTATATTTATAGGTCTACTATTATGTAAATAAAATGCATAACCTTCAATTACTGGTTTAAAATCTTGATATAATGGTTCTGGAGTACAATCTATTTGAGGAATACATTCTTCAGGAGGAGAGCAGAGACAAGACGATGGATCTAGTACTGATCCTGATGGACAAACTATAGAACATACTGGCGGATTTGTAGTGTCACACAAATCGCTACTATTATTTCCATCCACTATATATAGTGATGTGTCTTGAGGATATAATAAGTTGTCTTCTGTTTTGCGACTCCAATGCAAACTGCCATATTTATATATTGATGTTAAATTTTGATCACAAAAATAATAAACATCATTAAATGGATATCCACGATCAAATTGCCCACGATTAAAATCGTATTTATTACTTCTAATAGCCTGTGGGGTCAGAGTTAGTCTTATATTTTTAGCTATATTATATGTTATATTAACTGGTATACTAAAATATTCATACGAATCAGATAATATTTTTTTAGAATAGGTATAGCGTGATGAGGATAATACTGTTTGAGTACTATTATTCTTATTTGATAGTGGTTTTACTGTATGATCTATGTGATTAATATTTTTAGATGGATCGGGAGTAAATAGCATAATAAGTTCTCGTATAGATTTTATATAACTAAATTACACCACAAGGATCAATATTAGTATCTGATAGGCATTCTGAGTATCCGGAACATAAATTTTCAGTAAATCGTATAGTCCGAAAAAGGAATAATTATTTTGCAGAGTTGGTGTGTTGTTGTAATTATTAATGTGGGCCATATAGGAGATGAAGCTTTTAATAACGTTGGGGGGCAACAGATTGTTGCTGATCCAACTATTAGATAGTGGATATGATTGATTAAATGAGGGTGAAAAGAGTTGAGGGCTGTTACTATTAACTTCTTTAGATTCGTTAATAACAAAATTACTCATAAAATATTTCTAGTTATAATGTGTTTCGTATATTCTTTACACCGTGTTTCAATATATAATTTTTTTTAAAAAGAGATATAAGAAAACGGCCAATTGTTGTGGGGTGTGCTTATTTTTTTTATACCCCCGCCGGTTTTTGGGGGTTCTATCCCCCATTGGTGGGAAACGAAAAAACCCCCCTATTCGTGGGGGAACGCGTAGCAAATATCATGCCAAACGGAAAATAATCCGAAAGACTCTACCCCTTTTGGGGGGGTGTTGCAAAATGCCGAGCAAAATGCAAAAAGTGTAGCAAAATGCAACAGCCAAAATGGCAACGCCAGAATGGCATATGTTGTAAACCTAGTATTTTCAAGGGTTTGCGACTACCAAAATATTTTTCTGGTTTGGCACGACGATTGCAGATATATTCTGGCACAAGAAAAGGATGGTGAAGAATGACGATTGTTAAGGGAATGATGTTCGTGGCAGTTCGGAATGATGGCCGACAGTTTTCCGGTGAGGTTGAGAACGTTCGGGAAACGTCCAAGGGTACGATGGTAATCGTGTTCAGTCTCAACCCGGACTATTCCCGCAAGTATGCGACGATCTACTTGTCGGACTGCAAGACTTGGATGGTTCGGGATTGTGCGATTCAAGGCTAGTCCCCCCATAATGGGGGTAGTGTTCAGTGTTTAGTCCGGTTAGAATCCATCATCAAAGGGAGAAAGAAAAATGACAAAGTATAAGATTATTCGAGACGCGGAGAGGGTTGCTCGGTCATGCTTCCTAGGGATTGCTATCCCTTGCGACAAGTCCACCGCGGATGGCGGTACGATCCGTTCGGAAAAGATTCTCAAGTTCAATCGCAAGGCTTTGCGGAATATCGGCAAGGCTAAGGCCGATAAGGTTGACCCCCGCATGTTGGGGGGTGAGGACACCATGATCGTCAAGGTTGGCCAGCCCGGTAGTCGTGAACGGGTTGAGGCTTTCCGGTTGCAGTATGAAGCCATTGAGGCTAGTGGTGAGGAACTATCCCCCTTTGGGTGGGAGGGGTGAACAGCGGTACAGCACCCCCACTACGGTAGGGGAACTGCCAAAATGGCAGGCCGCGCCGCCGAACTGCCAAAATGGCAGATCAGCAAATATCGTGCCAAAAAAGTTTGGCACACGGTTTGCTATGAATATCCTAACATAATCCTAACATAATCCTAATGAAATCCTAACTTGAAATCTAAAGATTGCAGGGTATAATGCCGATATAGAAAGAAAGGGAGAAAGAAAATGGAAAACATGAAAATGAAAATCATGCGTGAAATTATTAGCCTACGTTATGATCTTGATAACTATCGTGAAATGAGGATGTTTGGGAAGGTTGCGGAAATTAGGCTGGAAATTGCAAGGTTGGAAGCCCTGCTTTCCGAAACCTACTAATTTTTTTACTTGCAATTACCGATACCTAATGTATAATCGTGGAATGATAATCGAAACCAAAATGGAGAGAATGAAAATGGAAACGACGATTCGACCGGTCAAGGGTA